GAGAGCTTGTAGTCCTAGAAGTAAATCCTCTAGTCTCTTAATCCGTAAGCGCAGACATTTAAACTCTGCATTTACCCTATACTCATAACTTAATATGTTCTCCGAGTTTTTAGACTTCATTGGTCCTCATCTTAGCTCGCCTAAGCGTGCTTCCTTATAATGAACCATAATCAGTAGAGCTAGACAATGAGTCTGCTACTGAGCCATAATTAAATATACCATCAATCACACCTGTATTAATATTAGATGCAACTAGGTTGATGTTAGCAATGTTAGTAGCACAAGTATCCATATCAGCTGTACTTCCAGCTACTGCGGTTACGTTAGTCGATACCCCAGCCACTGTAGTGATGTTAGTATTATTACCAGCTACTGTGTTAATGTTAGCTGTATTACCTGCTGTTGTGGTTACATCTGATGCAATACCAGCAACCGTATTAACATTAGCAATATTATTACCTACGTTATCTACATTAGTAATGGCAGTAGCTACAGTATCAATCTCTGAGACAGCTTCATTTAAATCATCTGCTGCTGTTTCAATCTCACTGATAGCTTCGTTTAAATCATCTGCCACCTTAATGACATCTGCAATGTTAGTAGCTACCGTAGATACATCTGCAATGTTTGTAGATACAATACCAATGTCTGTAGCATCGGCTGCCACTGCTGTGACATCTGCTGAGATACCAGCGACTGTATTAACATTGGTAATATCAGTAGCCACTGTAGTCACATCAGCATCATTATTTGCAACAGTATAGATGTTGGCTGAATTTGACTCAACTGTATTAATTGTATTTATATTACTAGCAAGCGTATTGACGTTACTAATACTCCCTGCTACCCAAGAGACATTTACATTATTACCAGCTACTGTGTTAATGTTAGTCGCATTACTCACTACTGCATTAATATTAGAAGCGTTAGATACCGCTGAGTTAATATTGGTAGTGTTGTCTGCTACAGTTGTTACATCACTAGAGATACCTGCAACAGTATCCATATCATCAATGATTGCTGTTACAGCTAGAGTATTCATATCAGACACCGCACCCGCAGTGCCTAAACGTCCTACTTCTGTAGCTTTACCAGCTACTGTAGTTACATCAGCATTAATGCCTGCAACAGTATTAATGTTTGTGCTATTACCAACTACCGAAGTTACATTACCTGAGATACCAGCTACAGTAGTTACGTTAGAATCAATACCTGCTACTGTTGTAACATTTGTATCTACAGCTGCTACTTTGTTAATGTTAGTAGTATTACCTGCAACTGTTGTAACATTAGCTGAGATACCAGCTACAGTTGTAGTGTTAGCTGAGATACCTGCTACAGTCGTAATGTTGCCACTGATGTCTGCTAGAGTATCCATATCAGAAACAATAGCAGTAGTAGCTAAAGTATCCATATCAGCTACGGCATCTGCTGTACCTAGTCTACCAATCTCTGTAGCTTGCGAGGATACAATATCAATATTAGCTTGGTCAGCCACAGTAGGGATAGTACGATTCCAGAGACCTGTAGATAAATCATAAATCTTAGTTACACTTAACGTAGAGTCATAATACATAGCACCTTCAATTAGAGGGTCTCCATCATTATCTTGTGTAGGTTCTACTACACTGACACCTAAATACCTATCATCAAATGTATCATATACTCCCTCACTCTCAGCTTGCGCTGCTTGTGCTGCTTCTTTAGCTGCTACTGTATCTGCAATTAAAGCTGCTACATCATAACTCTCAGCTAAAACTGAAGATATTGCAATTCCGTGACCTCTATCAATCGACATTAGTTCATTCTCCTTCTCATAGCTTTAACCGCTAGTGCTAATCTTTTCTTTTTAGATAACTTCATTATGAATCACCTCCTTAAAGTTAGTTTAACAAAAGCCCCTCATTTAACTGAAGGGCTAGAGTTAAATCAACTTACTACGAAGTTAATTCTTGGATTGAACCAGGACGAACTACTTTAGAACCATAAATGGTATCTGCAGTAAATAAGTCAGCTAGTTTCTCTTGCTTGTACTGAGTCTGCGTACGGATAGACTGTTGTGTAGCCAATACGTGTGCATCCTTTTGGAACAAGAAAGCTTTCTCTGTTGAACCTGTGCCCACTTGCGTAGACATAAATACAGGTACACCATAGATAGAACCAATCTTACCAGTCTTGATTGCATTACCATCACCAATGAACTGTTGCTCTGTAAAGCGGTCAGTTGACATTAGTGCAGTCATACAAGAAGGTGTCACGATTAGTGAACGACCATCTACAGGTACGTTACTATCATTCAACACTTCGATAGCTGCTAGGATTGAAGTATCCCAGTTAGTAACACCAGTTAATACTGAGTTACCACCAGTTAGTGCAGAAGCACCATCTAAGTCTGTGATGATTTTAGAATCAACATTAGAAGCTAGAGCAAAACCTGCATCGTCCGTGTAGAACTTACGCATAGAGTTAAGAGCTTGCAACTCAGCGAAGTCTTCAATATACATTGAGTATTCGTAGTGTTGGTCAATTGTTACAGTCTCAGTACCAGCATTATCTGTGTTAGCAGTTACGTCAGTATTGATTACTTTTTGGTTAGCCGTACTACGACCAGGAGTAGGAATGTGAATTGAATCACCTTTCTTACCAGCGTGGCTGATGTTACGTACTAGGTTAGCAGCAACTAGGTTGCCTTTGTAAGTTGCAATTACCTCATCAGACCAGATTTCTGGAATGAATGCACCAACTGCGCCTGGGTTTGTCGATGCGTTATACGCACCATTAGTCATATTTGCCATTTTATATTCTCCTTAAGTGTTAATAGCTTTTAAGTAACCCTACCATCTGCATAAGCGTCATAGATTTCTTGTTCCATCGACTCATACTTGCTAGGGTTTTCCATTTTCAAACGAATTAGGTCTGCTCTTCTGAACGACTTTCCTCCGCCTGTTGAACCCGAAGCACTCCTAGATTCTGTAGTGGCTGATTTCAGTTTAGACTCTCGCTCTGATGCTTGCTGTTGTGTTACCTCTTGAGTCTTCGAGACCATAGAACGGTCCTTCCAATTATTAAGTAACTCATTAGCTGCATCATAGTTATAAGAATCCGCTGCTTGAAACAACTGCATACGAATCGGACTACCTTTGACCCAGTCTTGGAACTTAGTATCTTTTACTACGTCACCAAAGTCTGGATGGGTCTGTTCCAAATGTGTCTTGGCAGAAGCTTGAACTTGCTGCTGTTGATACTGTTGGAACTCTTGGAACTTAGGATGATTCTCTATCGCTTGATTTACCGCTGCATTGGGGTCATCGTAAAAATCCATACCTTGCTCCTCTTCTGTTACTGAGGATTCTGCTTGTGGATTACTCTGTCGTGCTACTTCAGCTTGAAGGAAACTATCTGATAACTTTCTTAACTCTCCAACTTCCTGAGCCTTACGACCCATTTCCTTTTCGAGGTTCTGATAACTACTTATAATTTCTTCCGTGCTCTTACCTGCAAACTTACTAGGAACTTGATACTCTTCAGGTGCTGCTTCTAAAGGAGCCTCTTCTGTCATCACTGTTTCTGTTACGTCTGTTGTAGGTGTTTCTGCTATTGCTTCTGTAGGACTTTCAGTGTCCACTACTATATTACTCATATCGTTACTCTCCGCCCCGTAGGGTTATGAAGTTATAAAATGGCAGAGCTAAAATAAATCTAGTTCTTCTGCCGCTAGTTTAGTTGCTTCCTCTAAGCCAATTACTTGTCTTAAGATTGACAACTGACCCTTAGCGTACCAAAGGTCTCTATCAGATTCTAGTGAATCTAAATTACTGTAGATGTCTACGAGATTATTCAGTTCTTCAACTAAGTCTCTCCACCCATCTTGTTCTGTTAAATGAATCCTATTTTGATAGTAGGTTTCAGTTTCCGTATTGTGTTCTTTGTGCATTTGCATAGTTTAGCATTGTCTCCGACTGAAGGTGCTCCATCTCTGGAATCTTTCTATATGTGTCACTAGCTACATTATCTGTATCTGCTTTCATCTTATCGATTGAAGCTAATTCTTTCTGTAGCTTAACTAATCTCTCTTGTATATCTAATTGATTAGGTTGCTTGATACCTGCGTCTGCAGTTCTACTCATAGCACTCGCTTGTTCATCTTGAGCTTCAGCTAGAGTCTTCTGAATATCAGCTTCCTTCTGCTTCATCTCTAATTGCATATGCATCTGTTGCATCTGCTGTTGCTGTGGATTAGGCTCCATACCTTGCATTAATGATTTGACTACCTGATCTCTATTGTGCATACTAGAGTTCTGGAAGACAGCAAGAAGTAATACATTGAATGCTGGAGAGTCCTTAGGTACAGACTGTAGCATAGAGACCATCTGTTGCATCTCTAGTTCTTTAGCCATAATACCCATAGTAGAATAAGGTATAAACTTATAATCACTCACTGGGTATCTCTCTACATCAAACTGTATCTTACGCCACATAGTCTTATTAATCATAGGGATTAAGAATGTGTTCTGGAAGTTCATCAGCGTACGCTTCTGTCTCTTAATAGCTGCTGATTGCATCATAGACATACCACTAGAAGTAGCTCTGTCTGGTGAACCTGCATCTGTAGAGCCAGTGCCCATCTGAATCATATTCTGTAGTAATGCTACTTGTGCATCATTATTAGGATTAGGAGAACCTAGAGTCAGAGGCATAATAGCCTGTCTAGGGTCACCATTAGTAAGAATAGTCTTACCAGGTCTAACCTCTAGCTTCAAACCTCTAGGTAGACGAGTAGCATCTGCTGCCATCATCGGTGTAGTAGTTAGAGCTAAGTTATCAATACGTGCTCTCATCTCAGCATCTAATGCTTTCTGAGGATTGTAACCTTTCTCACAGATACCACGTCCCCAGAACTTACTAGGTACTAGGTCGTGTTGATAAGTAATGAAAGGTCTATCTTCCATCATAAATGGATTCTCTTCAGCACGTAAGACATACTGGTCATTAGCTATAGTAACTACAGCTTCAACTAGTTCATCTTCATCATACTCGAAGTCATCATTAGTTTCTTTCTTGTTTAAGAATTTCTTAGGTACCTTACCCCAATACTCAGTAATCTTAATCTGGTCTGAAGCATCTCTGTTTAAATACTCAGGGTCAAAACCTACCTGTACGACATTAACATCACCTTCAATATCAACGTTTCTATAGACACCCTTAACCATCCCTTCAGATAGAACGTATCTAGGCTTATATACCTCGTGAGCTACGCCTAAGGCTTCATCTACTGATTCAGCACTAGGGTCAATTAAGAATTCCTTAGGAGAGATAGCTTCAACACGTACCTCTACTGTCATCTCTTCTTGTACTTCTCTTGATGTAGTTAGTGTTCCTTCTACAGGAACTTCAGCTGGCTTGCGTACTACCTTCTCTTCAGTAATAATCTTACCAATACCAGTACCATAAATAGCACCATTAAGGAAGACCTCACATAAGGCATCCTTAACACCTGCACCTTCTAAGTCTTCCTGTAGTAGGTTACGTATATATTCAGCATCTGAGTTATCTTCATCTAAGACATCATCTTTAATATCAAACCATTTACCTCTACCAAATGTAGCCTCTTCAATCTCTGCGACAGAAGACTCTACTGCTTGTTGTAAGGCAGGGGATATTAATCTAGATTTCTCAGACTCACGAGACTTATCTTCATAAGACCATATACCACGCCATAGACGATAATATTCATCCCACTTAGTTAAGTAGTTATTATCTCTATGTTGTCTCCAGGCTGTTAATCTTGTAGTCAGCCATCCTGCTAGTGCTTGGTAATCATTATCGTTATTGTAGTTCATAAATTACTAGTATCCTGATACGTCATCATATGGTTCCCAATCTTCATCTAATTCAATAGTGTGCATATAATCTGCAACACTCACCTGGTCTATGTAAGCCAAGGCATCTATAATGTCATCGTGAGTTCCTTTAGTAGGAAACTCAATCAACTGTGTCTCTAAGTCCTTAATGTATCTAGGGTCAGGATTAAATGTAATCTTCCCGTGTTCTAGTCTGCCTTGTAAGGACCAGGTAATTCTATCTACTTTCTTCTTACCACCGTGAGTCACATCAGTAATAGGTACCCATCTACCTTGTGTTCTCATCTCATCTTCTAGATAAGGTAAGATAGCATTCTTAAGTGCTCCTGCCTCAATACCTACAGTCGTGACTTCATTGTCAATAGCTGACGATAAAATCTTCTTAGCGGTCTCTTTAATGGACCAACGACCGTGAAGTATAGATTTAACCCACCAATGGTCACCATCGATTTTAACGATAGCAATTGCTGTTTCATCCAATTTAGAGCCTTTAATACCACGTTCCTTCTCCACATTCTCATAACCTGCTGGGTCAACTGCCATAACGAAGTTACCATCTTCAGGTTCTTCATCATCAGTAATAATCCATTCTGACTTAAAGATACCACCAGTAAATGACACAAAGCTAGCCTCGAACTCCTGCCTGAAGGCTTGGGTAGACATAGTATTCTTAGCAGTCTTAATCTCTTCAGGGTCAATCAAAGGATTGTCTGTAGAGTTATATTGGAATGCTTCCCAGTCTTCATTCTCTTCTTTATTAGCATCTAACCACAACTCATAGAAGTGGTTCTTACCTGCTGGAGTACCAATAAACATAGCACCACCTTTTACATCTGCTAGGGTAGGTCTGATGATTTGTTCCCACACTTCTACTTTCATAGAGGCATACTCATCTAGAACTACATAAGCTAGACCCACACCCCTTAGAGTATCTGGTCTATCTGAACCTTTGAGACTAATCTTCCTACCGTTGACTAATGTCATAGTAGCTGTATTCTCGTGTGTGGTAGCTATCAAGTCAGTACCTAATAGTAATTCCTTGAGCATACCCCACATAATATCTTTAGCCTGTTGGAAGGTAGGACCAATGTAGAATACATCCTTCTCTTCAGACTGTAGTGCCTTAATGATTAGTATCCAAGCTGCTAGCCTGGACTTACCAAATCTTCTTCCTGCTGATACTACTTTAAATCTGGCTGTAGAGTTAAATATCTCTAGCTGTGCAGGGTGTAGTTTAACATCTAGTTCAGCCACCTATGTTCACTACCTTCTCATCTAACTGAGTATCCTCAATGATGACACCTTCTGCATACTCTAGTGGTGCTACTTCTTCAGCCTCAATGACCTTAGCTTCAAGACCACCTATGTTGATGACTACCTGACCATTACCTTCAGAAGACCTTAACTCTACTGCTTTAGTTGTAGGTAAGATTCTATCCATACACATCTTAAGACAAGTACGGTCTCCTTCTAAAGCCATCTCTATGACCTTCTCTACAATCTCTGGTCCTTTGGTAGACATTAACTCTCTACTTAAGGCAGTATATTTATTGACACTACCCTTAGGTCTTCCATTAGGATTTAGAGACTTACCCTTAACCATATTAGGGTTCCCTTTATTATTCCTTCTTTTATCATCTGGTCTCATAGACTAATCCTTAGTGCTGTTCTAAAATAGAACCTAACTTAAGACTAATCTTAGATAACTTAACATTGAACATAAATGTTAAATAAAGTTCCTACTTAAGGTTTTTACTTTCGTTGATAACTATAATGATTATCACTTTAGTTTATTACTTTAGGTATGAAACTTTACTATTACCATAATGGTGATGATTAAAGAGTTGTCTGAGTGTTAGGCTCTTCAGGTGAATCTTTAGTAGTAAACTTTAAGAACTACTATACTAATATTATACCATACTTTCCCTCTAAAGTCAATAGCTAAGGTGAAATAAAGTTATACCCTACTACATCTAGTGTCCCTTCCCGCACCAGACACTATATGCAGTGTATCTATTAAATAACTTAATACCCCCAAAGTCCCTCCCATCTGTACTTGAGCTACACACGGGAGTGTGCGTGGGGTCTCTGGGTCCCCCTGGTGGCACTACAGGACTCAAAAGGCAGGTAACACACAGGTGACACACAGGTGACACACAGGACAGAATACAAAGGTGAAGTGCTAGCGATTCACACTATAGAGCACACAGGTGACACACAGAAAATATATAGTGATACCACATAACAAGGTTATGCCAGGGATAAAATAAAGTCACACAATCTATTGACACACTGGTAGCACTTTGATATAATACAGGCATACACAGGGAAAGGCACACCAGTGTAGTATAAATACAACAGTGTCACTATTAAACTACATAAGAGAAAATACTATGACAACAACAACAAAGACAAAAGCAAAGACTAAAAACACTACACAACTACCTATGGACCTAATTGACCTAGACCTATATAACAAGCTAGACAATCAGAGTGGCCTACAAGGGCCAGTGAGAGAGATTATCGCTATTTATCTAATGGTCAATAAACTAGGTGGCAGTGCACAATCTAGAATCACAGCACTAGTGGACCAAGGCAAACAAGGCTATGAGAAAATCATAACTATAGCGTGCTGGTTAAAAGATAATAATCAAGACACTGCAACACTTAAGGTGCAAGTCAATAGAGCTATGACAAAGGCTAAGACTGGATTATCATTGCAAGGACTAGGTAAAGGACAAACACCAGTCATAGAGCCGAAACAAGCAAAGAAAGGCGGTAGTGATTCAGAGGGTGACAGTGAATCAGTGTTAACTATTCAGTATGATAATGATTCTTTTGATCAAGATGCTTTTGATCAATTATTCAGTGAATGGGATAAAGAAACACAGCAATACTTTCTTAAGCATATGAAGGCACAAGCTAAAAAATAATCACACATAACACTGTTATACAGTTGACACATAATGTTAAGGCTGTATAATATCAACTATACAAACAACAAAAGGAAAACTATTATGACAAACTATAAAGGTATGATTTTAAATGAAACAAAAGACACAGTGCAAATTATAACTTTTGCCAGTGCTAATGTTAAAACTGGTGATATGTCACAAATATGGATTCTGAATAAACATATGTCACCAGTGGAGGCTAAAGCTACAGGCGAGGATTCAAAGGTATGTTTTGACTGCACACATAGAGTGCATAACACTTGTTATGTCAATGTAGGACAGGCACCCAATGCAGTATATAAAGCATACAAGGCAGGTAGGTATGCACCGCTAGACTTAAGAGTATTAAAACAGGCTATAAAATGGAAAGCAGTTAGATTTGGAGCCTATGGAGAGCCTGTATTATTGCCTTTGTACCTAGTGGATTTTATAGCTAAACATTCAAAAGGTTATACAGGGTATACCCACCAGTGGCACCTACTACAGAATGACGATTATAAAGATTATTTTATGGCTAGCTGTGACACTTCGGAGGACGTAATAAAGGCACATTCTAGCGGTTGGAGGACTTTTAGAGTACAAAAGACAGGCGAGGATTCAAAAGCTACTAATGAATTAGATTGTCCTAATATTGCCACTGGTGTGCAATGTAGAGACTGTCAATTATGTGATGGAAATACAAAAGCTAATGGAAAATCTATAGTGGTGCCAGTGCACGGTACCAAAGGCAAAATAAATAAATTTAATCTAGTAACTATTTGACATAACAATGTTATGCTAGTATAATAAAATTAAAACAACAACAACAGTTAACAAAGTTAACAAGGATAAAATAAAATGACAAAGAATAAAACTAAAACAACTAAAGTACCATTTGACATCACAATTATGGATAAAGAGCCACAAAGGGTAGAAAATAGATTTGGAGGTGACAGTATTATGCTTGACCCTGAAGCATTGGCAGTGTATGATACCCTTATGGGTGCTGAAGCACTAGGTTTATGGGATATACACTCAAAAGGTTTAGACTGGTTCAGAGAAAATCACCCTAAAGCCTATATGATTTTACTGGATTAAAATAAAAGGAGAAAATACAATGAATGACTATGAAGTAGAGGACCAGGTAGAGGTGTCGGATTGCTGTGGTGCTGATATAATCTATACAGACATATGTAGTGACTGTAAAGAGCATTGTGGGGTGCAAGAGTGGGATGAGAATGACCTAACACCCGAGCAAATGAATGATGAATTAAGAAGTATTGGATTTTAACACAGGAGAATTAAAATGAATGAAGAAACAACACAAGAACAAATAGATAGATTATATCGCAAGGTCTTTAGCCTTATAGAGGAGAGAGATATGTTGGCTGATGAGAATAAGAACTTCAGTGAGTACCTAAGTAATGACTGGTGCTACAGTCAAAGACAAATTGAGGAGGTTGCTAGGACAGGACACTCACCAACACCAC